GACACGCGCGTGCCGACCGTGATGCTGTCAGCAAGGTCGCCCTGAGCACGAGGGGCGCGGTCCTGCGCCGCCGCAGCCATCGGGGCCAGAGCGCGAACGCCAGCGCGGCGCGCGGAAGCACGGCGCGTGTTCGGATTTGCCAGTCTCTCCAACTCGCGCTCCAAATCGCGCAAGCCGTCAAAGCGAACCGTGGTGGTCACTGGTCAGGTCCAGCCGGTAAGCCCGGTCGCAGTGGTTCCGGTGGCAAGAATACGCTGCGCGAACATGGGATAACTGCCAGACGGCAGCGAATTGGTCGTGCAGGTATCGCCACGCCAATTGTGGTAGGTGAGGACACCCTCACCGGAGAGAGTAACCATCCGCACCTTTTGTGGGAGATCATCATTATCCGAAGGCGTGACCGCAAACGACGAAGTTGCAGGCCCCGTGATCGGGATGGCATAGCTGTCGAATTCACTCACTGGTCGGCCCTCGCTGCTGCCGTGATTTCAAGAAATGTCCGACGTTCGGGCGCCTGCTTGATGCCTGCGATGTCGAAGGTGGTCCCTTCGCAGACCAGCCGATCCTTCGGGGTCAGGGCTGCTGTGAAGGCAGAATAACGAACTCGGAAACGGGTCGTGACGTGTGCTTGGATTTCCCCGGCGCGCCACCGCTCGCCATCGCTCAAATCCATGCGTTCAGCCCAGACCGGCGAGCCATGATTGGCGAAAGCCTCGACCATGGCCGTGCCGTCATCCACCAGCGTGGCGCGCTGAAACTGCACGCGGCGATCAAGCGGCCCGGCAGCCATCAGACACCGACCATGCGGTGCGGTGCGACAAGGGCCTCATATGCCATGTTCGGAGAGACGCGCTCGCTCAGGGTCTCGCGGTTCTCGTAGAGGGTGCCGACATGCAGCAGGATCGCTGCCTTGAGCGACCACGGCACGTCATCTGCGCCCCCGTAGCCGTAAACTCCCGTCACCCGCACCGCGTCAGGGCGGTTGGCCGTCTGTGGCCAGTTCTGGCCATCCTCAAGAACCAGCCCTCCGCCCATCGCATCCGACACGAGGTGGAAGCCGGTAAAGGCCTGCTCGTCGCCGTTCACATCCAAATAGGCCAGCGTGGCAGACTGAGCGTCAGGAAACGGCAGGCGGATCAGATCGCAGAATTGCGGAAAATCCTGACGCCATGTCTGCGTCACCATGCAACGCCCAAGGATGCCACCCCAACCGTCCAGGTGAGACACGGCGGCGTCGATATAGCCTTGAATGACGGCGTCGTCGTCAGTGAAGTCCACGCGCAGATGCGCTTTCGCTTCGGTGAGCGAGACAGGTGCCGTGGCCGGAACCACAGTCCTGACAGGCTTCTGCGCGTGGATCGTTTTCATGTTCAGTTCGACAGGTATGCGATGTCAGAGACGGTCGCACCCTGAACAGCCGGGAGTTGGCGCGGCTTCAGGATGGCAATGACTTCGCCATAGGCGATGTTCGCCGTGGCGCTGGTCCGCGTTGCCTGAACGTACCGGGTCGCCGGGTGGCGGATCTCGGTCACAAGCAGCGTGCCGTTCACGTCATCGTTGGTTGCCGAGGTGACGGTTGCGGCAGTGTCGGTGATCGCAGCCATACCGGTGTCGCTGTCCGCATCGTTCCCCTGCACCACCATCGTGGCAACGCCAGTAGCGGCGCTGTCTGTGATCGTGGTGACGAAGGCCACAGACTCGTAAGCCTGCATGTCGATCCGGGTCGAGTTGTTGTCGATGGAAGAACCCGCAGAGACGGCAGCGCCGACATAGCGGATTTCCAGATTGTCAGTGATGCCATGCATGTCAGGCACTCCTATGGAAATGGGGGGAAGGCGGGGCTGCTACGCCCCGCCGCTGGATCAATCGCCGAACTTCAGGAACTTCACGGCCTCGAAGTTGATGGCATCGCCACCAACGCGCTTGGTCGTGTAGAACCCGACGTAAGGCTTGTTGGTCAGAGCATCGCGAAGAACACGAATGCCGATCCGGTCAACGATCTGGTAGGCTTCACGGAAGTCACCGAACGCGATGGACAGGCTGTCTGCAGCAATGGCAGGCATGTCCTCGGCCTCGACAACGTTGAAGCCCAGGATCAGGCCGCCCGACATTGCGCTCAGCGACGGCTGCCAAAGGTAGTTGCCCTGACCGTCCTTGAGTTTGCGGATGCCGCCGACCGTCGAGCGCGCCATCATGAAGTTGGCGTTGGCCCGGTAGCCGGCTTTCACGCTATAGACCAGATCGATGATCTTGTCGGAGCCGTTGGGAACGGTGCCGAACGAACCATCAGAGCCGGTCAGAAAGTGCTGGAAAGTTCCCCAGGCGCGCGTAGCATCAGCAGTCACGGCGGTGGGGTGGGTCAGCAGTCCGCGCGGCTTCAGAACGCCGTCACCATTGAGGAAGGCGGCATTCTCGGTGCGGATGAACTTGTCCGCAGTCTTTTCAGCCAGCCATCCCTCGATGTCGAACATGCTGTCATCCAGCAGTTTCTGCGTGGCCTGCGGGAAGGCGTACATCTCGTGCACGGGGATTTCCCACTTGCCGAGTTGAGCCGTCGAAGTTGCCGGACGCGGAGCGGTTTCACCCACCCAGCCTGCGGTGCCTTCGCCGAGGTCGTTGAAGCCCTCCAGGCGGTCGGTGCCAATGCTGACCACCGATGCGACCTGCCGCATGGGCGAGGTCTCATAGATGCGCTTGACGATCCGGCCCGTGGTGTCCGGCGTGACGCTGTAGCCGCCATCCGGGTCAGAGCCGACCGACATTGCCGCCATGACATTCGCAGGGGTATTGCCGCCCCGCCGCATGTAGACGTTCAGGCCGTCGCGATATGCCTGATAGTCGGAAGCCGACACCGCAGCGCCGCGCTCTTTGCTGAAGGTCGCTGCGGCCTTGGCCACATCGTCGCTGGCACCATTGCCCAGACCACGCGAGGCAGCCTTGGCAGCCACATCGGCCAACTGCGCCTGCAGGTCGGTGATGGTGGCGTTGATGGTGTCGACCTTTTCGTCAAGAACGACGTCGCTCTTGCCGGTTTCGAGCGCCTTGATGCGCTGGTCGTTGGCGGCCTTGAACTCTTCAAAGGCCACCTTGATCTGCCCGACGAGCGCCGCAGGATCGCTGGCGTCCGCGCGCACGGAAGCAACGCCCCGGAAGGGCGCTTTCTGGTGCATTGTCATGGGTATCTCCTATGACTTCATTGCGGTGAAAAGCTGAGCAAGCTCAGCCGAGAGTTTGCCTGCATCACGCGCGGCGGGTCCGGTTGCATCACGCTGGCCGGATAGGGAATTGATCAGGTCGGCGCGGTCTTTTCGCGCCATGCCCTGCTTAGCCAAAGCCGCCTCCATTCGGCGGCGGGCAATTACATCGTCCGGCGCAGACGCTCGGGCTTGGGCCCCGGTCTCGCCGGCCTCAAATTCGCCGTCCGCAAAGCCCATCTCGATAGCTTGGGCTGCGGTCATGTATGTCCCGTCAGACGCACGAGATGGGCCGTCCAGCATCGCAAGGATCTCTTCATCGTCCTTGCCGGTGCGGGCGGCGTAGATCGACGCCATGGACCCGTCGAAGGTCTCGAACACTGACGCGGCATCCGCAAAGTCGTGGCGGTTGCCGATCACGAGGCCCCAGGCATTATGGATCATCATGATTGAACCAGTGCCCATCAGAACCTCGTCACCTGCCATTGCGATGACAGAAGCGGCGGAGGCCGCTACGCCCATCACCTTGACCGTGACTTTGGCCGGATGCTCGCGCAGCAGGTTGTAAATCGCCAGACCCTCGAACATGTCGCCGCCGGGGCTGTTCACGTTCACCGTGACGGCGTTCTTGCCGACACTGCGCAGCGCCGCAGCCATCCGCTTCGAGGTGAAGCCCTCGCCCCAAAAGTCTTCTCCGATGACGCCATAGATTGAAACCGTGTTTGGTTCGTCGGCTTCCGCGGCCATCGGACGCTCGGCCCACTGATCCAAAGCAGTAGACGGCGCATCCCATGTGTAGCCCTCGGGCCGATTAAATGCCTTCGGGGCTGGCAACTTCTTCAGGCTCATCGCCATCTCCTTCCGGTGTTCCTGACGCATTCGGTGGCTCGTAGTAGATGCCGCCCCCGCCGTCTGGCCGTGGGTTCATGTCCTCAAGCGCGCGCACTTCATCCGGGCTGATCACGCCCCACTGCAGGCCCTTGACGTGAGCCTCCCAGCGGGCCTTGGCATCGCCGCGCATCAGTCCTTGAGTGAACAGGCGCACGTCCAGCGTGTCCCATTCCCGCTCGGAAAGCAGGTCGCGCTTGCAAGCCTCTTCCCAAATCTTGATCCAGTCGTTCAGGGTGTAGGTGACAAACCCGATGCCCTGTTGCTCGATCCCGCTGCCCCAGCTCGTCGTCTTCTCGGTCGCGCCCAGCATGTGCGGCGGCACACCGAAGAACATGGCGATGTCGTACCGCTGGAAATCACGTTGCTGCAGAAACTGCATGTCATTGGCCGACATGCTAACCGAATTGAACTTCATGCCTTCTTCAAGCAGAAGGTTCTTGCCTGCGTTGTCGGCCCCTGAATGCTTTTCGTCTATCGACGCCTTCAACCGCGCGTGAGCTTCGTTGGAAAGTTTACCGGGGTGTTCTAGAACCCCACCGACAAACTGGCCGTTCCTCATAAGTCTGGCGCTCGTTAGTTCCGCCTGCAGTGCAATGCCTAGGCTTTCCCGCATGTGCGAAAGAACCGAAAGTCCTTTGACCCCATCCAACGACATGCCGCGAAGGTGAAAAATATCAGCCTGCTTGAGAATCCTGTAATCGCCATTTTCGAGCGTCACTCGATACTCAATCGAGTAGTCGTCAAGCTGGTCTACATCCACCCGATCAGGGTGCAGAGGGATCAATCCCAGAATGCGGCCAGCGGCCATAACCTTGAGCGCGTAGGCATTGCCGCGCAAAAGCAAATGCGCCTGCATCATGCGGCGGAACTCGTTGGGCGTCTGCCATTGGTTTGGCTTTACCGTCAGAACCCGGCGAAGCGGGTGATTGACGGCGGGCGCTCGGACATTTTCGGCCTCGCGCCGGATCAGGTCTATGGGCAGAGACCCCATCACGCCCGAGATGATGTTGACGCACCGCCAAGCCGCCGCGACGCGCATCGCGCTTGTTTCGCTGATGTGCGCCCCGGATGCTGTCTCCATGGAACCGCCGCCGATACGCAGGAAGTCGCGTACCTGCTCGGCCGTCATGTTCGACAGGTCAAAGGAAGCCTTTGGCGCTCGGCCCGCCGCCGCACTAAGCAGGTTGCGAAAATACCCCATGCTAGAGAACCAGGACGCCGCGGGTTTCATAGACGGACGGCCCCTCGCTCAGATCTTCGAACGTGCCCGCCACGCTCATTGCCATTGCCAGAGCCACCATACCGTCGATCCTTCCGTGGCTCTTGATCTTGCTCAGCTTGCGATTGCCCGCCGGGTCGGCCTGCACCGTGGCGTTCGCCGCGCACATCGTCAGAACAGGGTGCCCGCCATGAACAATCCGCTGGTTCAGGATGGCGCTTTCCAGATCCCGAAGCGCAGGTGACATGCTCTGGAAGCCCTGCCCCATCTGCTCGAATATCGCGGTGTCGCCCTCAAGTTGGCCTTCCTCGAACCCGGCCTTTGCCAACCAGGGCTTCAGGTGCCGCCAGTTCCAGCGGTCAAACGCGATCTTGCGCACGTCGGCCTTGTCGACCAGCGCCGCCAGATGGTCCGCGACATACTCGTAATCGACCGTCGGCCCAGGCGTTGCCTGCAGCCAGCCCTCGCGCTCCCAGACATCGTAGGGCACCCGGTCTGCACGGGCCTTGTCGCGCAGCCCGTCGCCCGGTAGCCAGAATGTCGGCTTGACGTGCCAGACCCCCTCCACGGGGGCCACCAGCACCAGAGCCGTAAGGTCGCTCACCTCCGACAAGTCCAGCCCGCCGAACACTGGCAAGCCGTCGAGGCTGTCGATCACCGGCCCGCCACATTCCGTCCAGACCCGGCGGCTGATGAATGGCGCGTTCATGTCCACGCGCTGGTTCAAGATCAGGTTGCGGTACTCGGATTCCCGAGACGGCATCCGCCGCGCGTCCTCGGCCATGGCCAGGGTTTCAGCCGCGTTCTGGAAATCCCCGAAGGCCGGGTTTGCCAGCCTGATCGTTTCCTCTGTGAAAGGGTCGGCATCCATCGGCGCCGTGTAAAGCGAGACCACCACGCGAGGGTCAGCCCCGCTCAGCCCGTCCTCGATCAGCAGCGAAAGGAGATCCGCATCCGTCGGCGATTGTGTCGAGATGACAATCGACAGCGGCGCTTCCTGTGCCCCCGTCGCCGTTTCCAGCGCCTCGTACAGTTCCGAACGCGGCCCCTTTACCTGCCCGAGTTCGTCATGGATGATCAGCACCGGGCTAAGACCGTATGCCGTCGAAGCCTCCGCAGACAGCGCCCGGTAGAGCGTTCCGAGTTCTTCGCAGTATAACTGCTTGGCCGTATCCCTAATGCCCACGACAGGCGAAAGCCCCGGCGACATGCGCACCACCTTCGCAGCCAAGGAAAACAGGATCGACGCCTGCTCGCGAGACTGCGCCGCGCTGTAAAGCTGGCTGTTCGCCTTTGCCTCTGGCCCGCACAAATGCAGCAACGCAATGAACGCGGCCAGTGCCGTCTTGCCGTTCTTCCGACCAAAGCTAAGGATAGCCCGCCGCGTCCCGTGCGGGTTGTCGTAGATCTTGATGATCTCGGCCCGCTGCCATGGGCGCAGCTTGACCGCCTTACCAACATCTCGGCCTTCCGGGATGCGACAAAACTCCTCGATCCACCGGCAATTCCGCTCGCCAGTGGTTTCCTTTTTCAGCTTTCCCAAGGGCGCTTCACCGGGCCAGGCTTCTTAGCCTTGGCGCTAACTGTCGCCTGCTGCGTGATCCGCAGTCTTGTTGCCAGCGACGACAGCGCCCGCCCCTCGCGCTCCTGCATCTTTAGCAACTGGTCGTACCGAGCGAGATCCAGTTCATCCTCGCCCTCACACGCCGCCACCAACTGCGCCACGCGTCGGGCAGTCACCACATGCCGGCAATACTGAGACAGCACGCCGTGCGTCTCCCGAGGAAACCAGTCCGCCGGAAGTCTGTTGACCACCGCCCACCACTCTTCTGTCTGCTCGTCCGTCAGGTCATACGGCGCGTCTGGCCGAGCGATTGTTTCAACCTTGCCGACTTGGGCAACCTCACGGGATGCCGCCGACACTCTGCCTCGTGCGCCCATGTTAAGCCTCTAAACTTATTTTCTGCCCGTTTATGAACGTTTATGAAATGCGAGTT